TGGCACACAATTAATCAGCACAAGCTATAGTCAGCTTTTGAAGACCTATGGTTCGAACATTGTCGACGGAACCCTCCGGGCTGTTTCCAGTGGTGACGAGGCCGGGGTTTCGGCCCTTCAGATATGCACCACAGGGGTCAAGAGCACCGGGACGCTTGCGGTGGATGGCGCCTCCACGCTCCTGGGCCCGGTCACGTTTGGCTCCAATACCACTCTTTCCACAGGCACAACAACGATCGCTACTGCCAGCATTAGCACTGCTACGATCAGTACAGCTACAATCAGTACAGCTACAATCAGCACTGCTACAATCAGCACAGCAACTATCAGCACAGCAACGATCAGCACTGCTACAATTAGCACAGCCACAATTAGCACAGCCACAATTAGCACTGCTACAATTAGCACTGCCACAATCCCTCTTCAGCTTGGCCCGGTAACATTCGGGACTAACGTCACCATGTCGACCGGGACTGCAACGATCGGCACAATTGCCTCCACGACGATTAACAATACTGGTCTTGCCACGGTTGGAACGCTGGAGATTGGAGGAACTGCTGGACCAAGTATAACAAAAGTGTCATATGCCACAGCATCATTTGGTTCCGCCGTTGTCGCGGCGCACAATACGGCAGACACGACAAACGGAACATTCTTGCTCACCGGAGCCGAGTTGGGGGACATAGTTATCGGATCAATCAATTCGCTCGGATCGACAACAGGGACAACACAGATCGAGACCAGCTTTTTCCCGGTGGCGTCAAACATTGTAAGATATGTGATCAACAGCAAAGGGGCAACCTCCGGGACAATTCCTGCCGGAACAATCTTTGCAACCGCACTGAGGTTTACAACTTAATATGGCAAACATTCTAGATCTACAAGTTGAATTCGCTACAGGCGGAACTGTCACGGCAAATAGCCTGAACAATCTTATCAACGATACCCTGGTAAATTCTGCCATCATTAAAAACCAGGACCTTGTCACGACGGCGAGCACTGCTGACGAAATGCTGATTGCGCCAATAAACGTAGACGCAGCAATTGCGCCAAGCAGAATCTCAGTCCAGAATCTTATCAATAGTTCGCTATCTTCCGGGACATACACGAACATGAACTTGTCGAGCGTTCTCAGCGTCGGAACAGTTTCGGCAAACAGGACGATCAGCACTACCGGGACGATTACCACTGGCACAATTCCAAACCTTACCTCCGGGACAACGACCTCGACCCTTGGCACAATCACAAACCTATCTTCCGGGACGACTAACTCCACATCAGTGATTGCGACGTCAGGGACGATTGGCACGCTGAACTCCACAACGGCCAGCATTACCGGAGGTACTTTTGGCGGAGCACTGACCTCAACAGCCGGAACAATTGCAACTCTTAACAGCACGACAGGGACGATTGCCAATCTTTCCACCACACTGGTCGGAGACTTTACGATTAGCCGTGGAACAGGAACCCTCGGAACGTCAGGAGTCGCAGCCGGGACATATGGAAATTCAACAGCATACCCGATCGTGACGCTAGACACGAAAGGTCGCGTCACTACAGTAAGCACATCCGCCGTCGGAGGATCGATCGGAACAAACAGCGTCAACTACGACGCGCTCTCAACAAGCTCGACCGAGTCTGAAAACGTTTCAAGGCGCGTAGCCAAAGGATGGGTGAACTTTAACGGCAACCCAACGCTTGCTATTAGAAGCTCGTTTGGGGTGACTTCTGTTAGTTATGATGGAGTTGGAATTTATACAGTAAATTTCAATACATCCATTGGAACAGGCATGGGATGGTCTGCTGCTGGTAGCGTGTCAACAAACTATAACTATACCATAAATTCACATGTTACGTCTGCTTCATCGATAAAGGTTCAAACCCAAACAGCCGCTCCATCTAAAACTGATTTGGATTATGTTTCTGTCATCGCATTTGGAGTATAACATGGCTAAAATTATCATTCATAACAACGGTTCATCCATTAGGATTATCAATCCAATTCTTGAGAATGACTCCAAAATCCAAGAGTTTATATCTACAAACATACCAAACGGAATTGAGTGCGTAGTTATCGATAACTCGCAGTTCCCGGTAGACATTGATTTTGCAATGGCGCTTGAGGTCAACGGAGGATTGAAATTCAATTCCGATAAAGCCAAGGCAATCTGGAAAAACAAGTGGCGCGAGGCGCGTAAGCCAAAACTTGAGGAACTGGATGTTGAATTCATGAAAGCAGTCGAGCTTGGGCAAGTTGACAAACAAGCCGAGATCGGCGCCAAGAAACAAGCGCTTCGCGACGTGACAAACACTGAAATTCCAGGGAATACATCAGAAGAAATCAAATCAGTCTGGCCATCGATTCTTAACTGAGTCCATCAATGACTCTAAACGAAATCGCCCAATTCGCCGGGGAGAAGGTTGGGAAGACCGACTCCGATACGCTCTCTTTTCTTGGAAAATCTGCCAGCATTAATTATCGCAGGGTCTGGAACTTTGCTCCGTGGAGAGAGACCGTAACAAACTCCACATACTCTGTTTCAACTTCGACCAGGACAATCACGCTAGGTTCGCTGGTTGAGAATCCTCTTTCCGTTGCGTACGGAGACAGCGAACTTCTCTCGGTAGACTTGCAGACAATTATTAGCCAGGACGCTGATCTTCTCGATTCGAACAGGACCGGGACTCCGACCCAATATTATTTCAAGGGTCGTAATACATCCGGGACAGCGGAGATCGATCTTTATCCTATTCTCAATACTTCCGGGACAACGGTTCTCAAAGTGATCGAAAAGCTGGCATGCGTCACAAGGAGCAACAACACGGTGGATTTTCCTCCGAGCCAGGCGGCCCTGGATGACGAGCTCCGCCTTCCTCACGTCATGCACGTCGTGCTTGCTCTTACTCACGCCGACGCGTTGGAGCGCGAACGTCAGTACGCAAAAGCACAGGCCGTTGTGTCGACCGCAAATGCTGACCTGGCGCAGATGGCGCAGTACGAAATGAGCCAGGTTGGCGGAATAAAGGTAATCACTCCTTCCGGTCTTGGGGAGTACAGCATCACAGATATCGCGGTTTAACCTATGTACTTCCAGGACAATTTAGACGACGTCCTGTCATTTGACGGCATCAGGAACTTTGTCGGTGGCCAGGCAAGCGGTCTGCAATCTGACCTTCTTGCAGAAAACCAGGTTCAGCAGATGTACAACATGACGCTGTCACCCAAGGGAAACCTGGAGACAAGGCTCGGGACGACAACATTCTCAACCGGGGCGACTACAGGCACAAACTCAGTCGGCGGGATGCGCTATTTCGAGACAGCGAACTACCAGCAAATCACGACTGTATCGAGCGGAAGGTTTTACACGATCGGAGCAAATGGGACAGCAACCATTCATCCTTCCGACGAAACATGGATTCAGGTTGCCAGAGCATTTGGAAGCGAACAGCAAAGATGGAACGATGGGTACAGCATCTCGCAGAGTGTGGCAGTTCAATTTGCTCAGTTTAGGGACAAGATGTTCCTGGCCGACGGAGACGGAGATTTACACTATTGGGATGGAGTTTCGGTCACAAGACAGGGAGGGAAGCTGCGCGCAATCACAGTTCAAACAGCCGGGAGCAACTACACCAGGGCAACAGCCGTTGTAACTGGTCCCGATTGGGGCGGAACATCACCTCAGATAACCACGACCGTGGCCGGAGGAGCCGTAACTGCTGTTGTTGTTGTAGATGGAGGATCTGGATATTCGAAAGCCCCGGAAGTAACAATTATTGGAGATGGGCAAGGGGCAACTGCAACGGCAACTGTCAGTCCACCTCCCCAGGGATTGAAGATTCTTATTAATGCTGAAAACAGGCTTTTTGGGGTCGGATCTGGTGCGTACAGAAACACTCTTTATGCATCCGACATTCTTGATGAAAACGTTTGGGATTCTTCGAATAGTGTTGTTGTAAACGGAGACGACGGAGACGAGATCACCGCGGTCGTTCCTCACTATAAAAATAGGCTAATCGTTTTTAAGAAGCGCAGGGTATTCCAGGTTGACATTCCTCCGGACGCCACGTCAGCGGCCGATTGGGTTATATCAATCATATCGAATAACACCGGGTGCGTTGCAGGGGCAACAGCAGTCCAGGTAGCGAGCGATATCCTTTTCTTGTCGGACAACGGAATCAGGTCGCTCGTGCGGTCCGTTGCAGATGATTTCAGCTCGGTTGGAATTCCAATTTCGGAAGTTGTCAAGGACGTCATTCAAAGCATCAATACCGGGGCGATCTCCGTTGCGACGGCAATTTATTACGACAACAGATATTTTCTGGCGATTCCAACCGTGGCGAGCGACATTAACAACACGATCCTGGTATACAATACCGCTCTAAACGCATTCGAAGGAACCTGGAGTCCTCAGGTACTACAATTTACTCTCACAAACTTTAACAACGCAGGATCGCGTGCAATGCTCAAAAAGACAAACGGAGTCATTGAGCAGTACGCCGGATACAAAACTCCTACTGCGGCGACGCTGGACGATTACAAGGATGCCGGATCAACGTATCCATCTTACGTGATTACAAAGGACTTTAATTTTGGCGATCCGTTTTCTCTGAAATATGGGAGCCACTTCGAGGTCATATTCGACAACTCATTTGCAACCGACGTCACGATCTCGATGCAGAGAGACGTCGACGTTGGATACAATAGCCTTGTGTCAAATGTTGATGTTTCAAATTCATCCCTTGTGATTCCATTTGTGCTTCCTGCGGTTCTTACCAAATCCGTCAAAAAGAGGTACGCCGGGGATCTGCGAAAGTACGAAAAGTGGAGACTCTTGAACATAAAGATTGCAGCCACAGGAAACAGGCTGGCGATTCGGCAAATAACCGCGGCCGCCAATCCTGACACAATCGAGCTACAAAGATCGATATGACGGCGATAGAGTACATCGAGCTGTCAGGAGTCCCGGAAGGAATGTGGCATAACCTATCTGACTGGTTTAACTGGTTTGAAAAGCAGGGCCTGGTTGGAATAGTCCGGGACTCGGACGAGATCGTCGGTGTGGCGCTCGCCAGGTGCCTAAGGGACGGAGAAAAGCCGGATCACTACGTTCACCATGAGGACGGAGACAACATATTCGTAGACTTGACGATATCCTCAAAGGGTGCTATCTCCTTGAGATGCCTGTTGTCGCTCCTGTTGGAGCGTTTTGGCATCCGTAAGAGTATTACGTTTAACCGTTCCGGGGTACCCAGGAGTTATGATTTTATGAAGTTTATGAGAAAGGCACTACGATAATGGGTGGCGCGCCATCTATTCCTTCGCCTCCCCCGCCTCCCGATCCGATGAAATCGGCCCAGGCAAATTCCTTATTTTATAGGTCTTCCCTGGAAACGTATATTGAAAAGTCCCCGGATATCGCAGCCCTAGAAAATGCTCTCCGGATTAAGTACATGCCGGAACAGCGTCAACTTGAGCGCCAATTGTCAGCGGCCGATCAACAGGCCCAGGTGCAAACCGCGTTGCAATTAGAGCGCCAGTACGGACCGCAAAGGACGCTCGAAACACTCCGTAGGCAGTACGAGTATAGCCCGGAAGCATATGCCCTGAACAAGGGCATGGGCAAGCAACTGACGAGCCAGTTCGAGCGTACTTACGGAAAGTCTCCGTACTCCGAGGTCGATCCTCGCGTTGCTATGGGCGGAGGAGTTGCTCCTGTTAATTACACTGCCGGGATCGCTCCTTCGATTGGCACTCCAGACTTCACCACAAACATCGCAGACGTCATGGCCAGGAACGAAGAGGCAAAGAAGGCGACGACAAGAAAGTATCAAGCCGGAGAGATTTAATTATGGCAGCAAGTTTTAATCCACAGCAGAGTGATCCGAAGCGCGGGACGATTACGTACAAAGAGTACTACACCGACAAAAACGGAGACATTCAGTTCGAGGAGAAAACAACCGCGAACGAAATGTGGGCCGGGACAAAGTCTCAGTCGCTGTCCGAATATCTCAATTCTTACTCATCGAAGGAACAGGACTCTTTTATCAATGCCGTGAACGAAGCCAGGAAGGCCGGGAGTGCCTCTGTAGACGCGAAGATAAACGAATTCTTGAACAACGAGGCTAGGGGTAGAAGCCTGGCGGAACAGATTGCCGGGCTCACCGCGGGTGGAGCCAGGACTCAGACTACCGATCAGGGCCTTGGAATCGACCAGGGTGGATACCAGGGAGCAGGATCGGACATTTCAACCAAGCTGAATTTCCAGGTTTCCGACCAAGACATTATTAACGATTTCAACAAGACAAAGCTGGACAGACTCAACAGAATTGTTGCAGACGGAAATTCTCAGGTTGTTGGAATCAATAACAGGCTGAAGACAGCTCAAGACCTTTACGATCAATTCTCAGCCAAAGATCCTCAACGAGCAGTTGCGAAGGCGTCGATCGATCAGCTTAATGCAGATCTTGAAAGTGTTCAGAAGGCAATCACCGAGGCGCAAAGCCAGGTCGACAACTTTACTCCGATCAATGCCAATGATGCAGAAGGATTGAAGCAGATCACGTCGTTCCGGGAGTACGCAAAGCTACCGGAAGAACGAGCCAGTGATCAGCTCCGCCAGATCGATCCTGAGTCGTACCAGGCCGCGGTCGGACTTGGTCGCCAGTACCGTGAAATGGCTACCGCTCCTGTTGGTCCTACAACGACCCCACAGACCGAGCAACTCCGAAGCGCAATCGAGGAGGAAGCACTCAACCAGTTGAGACTTGGATCTACAATCGGCCAGGAAGAGCGTCGTGGGTACGAACAGGCGATCCGGTCGGCGCAGTCCGCGCGTGGAAACGTTTTTGGCCTTGGACCAGCAGTGCAGGAAGCAGCTCAGATTGGAGCAGCCGGAGAAGCTCGAAAGCTGGCCCGGTTCAACTCCGCACAGCAGTTCCTCGGCTCCGGGGAGACTAC